TCATTTGGGCTCGGCTCCGATCTTGTAGCCGACGCCGCGCACGGTCTGAATCTGTGCACTGGGCGTGCCCAGCTTCTGACGCAGGGTCTTAATGTGCATGTCCACCGTGCGGCTCTCACCCTCAAAGCCAAAGCCCCAGACGGCTTCCATGATCTTTTCGCGGGAGAGTACGATATCGGCGTTCTCCATTAAGTAGTGCAGCAGATCGAACTCCTTGAGCGTCAGTACAACCGGCTGACCGGCAGCTTCAACCGTATGGCGGGCGGTGTCCAGCGTGATCTCACCCAGCGTCAGCGCGCTGGAAGCGGGCTGCATGGGCGCGGCACGGCGCAGGACAGCCTTGATGCGGGACATGAGCTCCATAACCCCAAAGGGCTTGCACAGGTAGTCGTCTGCACCGTCGTCCAGACCGCGTACCTTATCATATTCGGCGGTCTTGGCGGTCAGCAGGATAACCGGCAGGGAAGCCGTGCGCGGAGTGTTGCGCAGCGTGTGCAGAATGGTCAGTCCGTCCATACCGGGCAGCATGATGTCGAGCAGGGCAAGATCGGGACAGGATTCTTCCACGCGCTCAAAGAACGGTCCGGCACTGTCAAATCCTTCGGCTTCAAAGCCCGAAGCGCGCAGGGCGTACAGTACCAGTTCGCGGATATTTACGTCGTCTTCTACACAATAAATTGTAGGCATGGCAGCATTCCTCATTCGTGAGCGGATTTTGGTTTTTCAGAAAACCTAAATTTAGTATATCGGTTTTGTGCCGCAAGGGCAAGGCAGACCGCAAATTTTGTACATTCTATCATAACGGAATCATGTAAAGGCGAACCGGCGGGAAAAGTAAAATGTAGATAAAAAAGAAAAGTGCTTGACAAGGGGTAGGGTCGATGCTATAATAGAACCTGCTTATTGGACACGTGATACGGAGAGGTATCGAAGTGGTCATAACGAGGCGGTCTTGAAAACCGTTTGTCCGAAAGGGCGCGTGGGTTCGAATCCCACCCTCTCCGCCAATTTTTAATTGGCGGAATATAAAATAGGATTCGAAAGGCGGCTCTTGGAAACATGCCTGTGGCATGTTTCAACCGCCGTGGCTTTTTCCGCAGAAAAAGAGATCCCACCCTCTCCGCCAATCCTCAGATTGGCGGAACAAGTGAAAATGGAGAACTACCCAAGTGGTGAAGGGGCTCCCCTGCTAAGGGAGTAGGGCGCGAAAGCGTCGCGAGGGTTCAAATCCCTCGTTCTCCGCCAAAAAAACACCGGAAATCATTGATTTCCGGTGTTTTTGCATTTTATGACCAGTTTTTGTTTGCTCATGCAGATATTCTTTCCCCAAAATGGGAGAGGAAGTCTGCAACTTTTTTACCTCAAAAGAGGCGCAAAAGCGCAGAATGATGGGACTGTAATAGTTTTATTCCCACTCAACTCCCACTCGACAACTCCCACTCAACTCCCACTAAGTGGAGGAGGATTCCGGGCCGATCTTGTTGGCAGCTGCGACCATGTCCTCGACCGGGATATGCGTATAGCGCAGGGTGGTCTGATAGTCCGTGTGACCACCCGCAGCCGTGATAATGCCAGGCTGCACACCGGCGCGCGCCAGCTCAGTCATGTAGGTATGACGGCAGCTATACGGTGACAGATGAGAGACACCCAGGCGCTCGATGGTCTCCCAATAATGTTGGTAGAAGTTGTCCTTGTTCATCTCAAGCAGTTTACGCTTAGACTTCTTCACAAAATACTGCATGACAGGTATCAGGACGTTAGGCAGCGGGATTGTACGGTTGGTGCCCGCGTCAGTCTTAATGCCGCCGATCATATATTGCTCATCCAGATGTATGTTCTCGATCAGCTGGGTCATCAGCTCACCCGGGCGCAGACCAGCATAGCACATGATGAGGATATAGCCGGTGAAATGGTTCCCACGCCGCCAGTCAGCGAGAAAAGCCGCCAGATCGTCATGGGTAAAGGGCTGTCGTTCCTCCTCGTGCAGCAGCGGCAGTTCCAGATAGGACGCCTTGTTATACGGAACAATGTCGCGCTTGATAGCGATCTTGTAGCAGTGGGAAAAGACCGTGCGCATATCGCGCGCAGGATAATAGGTGCTGACCGTGGCGTCGATCAGATCCTGCATGTCATCGAGCAGCAGATCGGCCATGCGGCGGTTCTCAAGCGGCGCTACGCGGCGACGGGCAATGCCCAGCTTCTCTTTCTGAGACTTGCTGAGGGACTCGTAGGCGCGCGAGGCCTCGAAGATCTCCCACGCATCGGAGAGCGTGAGGGAGGCATATTTTTTCTGTGTCGCGCTGGTGTCCGCAAGCTCGGCGCGCTTGCGCTCCTTGAGCGCGGGAAGCGCCTCGATGGCGGCTTTGCGTGTGGGGAATGTGCCGGTCACTCGCTGGGGGATGAGCTTGCCCAGATCGTCTACATCGTAGCCGATGACGCAGTCCAGCTTGTATTTGCCGTTCGGCAGGGCATAGATGCACCCCTCGCCATTTGCGCGCCGTGTGCGGCGTGTACGGCGCTGATCTGCGCCGCAGTGGGGGCAAAATCGGAACCCTGCGTCGATCTCCTTGAGGCATCGTTTGTTTTTGCAAATGACGGTATCAGACATGGTAAATGCTCCAAAAATAGAATATATGTTCGAGTGTGAGTGTGATATTTTTCCCGCCCCGGTGACAGGGCGGGATTTTTGTGTCCAAATTGGACACAGTCATAAAGTTTTTGCTCGTGCTAACCTAGCGAACAGGAGTCCAGTCGCAAGGCAGTCTGCCGAAGAACGATGTGCATTTGATATATGTATTCCGTAATGCGCACAAACGGTACCCAGTTTATAATCTTCTACATCAAAGCTGTATTCATAATTGATTACCCGTTCTTGCAGATCAGCATCCCATTTGGTTTTTGCTTTGCTCAACACAGTCGGTACGATTTGCAATGTATCATAGAATTTTTGCTTTGGCTGAGGAACATTAAGCCCATATTTGTACAGGAATTTTAGGTCAAAAGGCAGGTTGTGCCCGACTAATGGCATAGCACCGATGAAATCTTGAAGGGCAGGCATCACTTGCCAGATCTTAGGCGCATCTTTCACCATTTCGTCCGTGATGTGATTCACATTTGTTGCCTCTGGCGGGATAGGACATTCAGGATTTATTAAAGTTGTAAAAAGCATGGTTGGTCGGAAGTTTTCAAAACGAAGAGCAGATAGTTCGACAATCTTTGATGATAAAAGAGTTATGCCCGTAGTTTCGGTGTCAACCACGACAAAGTCGCCTAACTTTGAAAAATTTGTCTTTTTGGTGATCCTTGAATAAGTAATCTCTCCCATCGATGAGACTGCACGCCGCTTTGTTTTTTCAGAAGAATACGGGATGGAATAGACCGGAATAGATACCAGTTGACGATCAAATGCTTCGCGTGCTTTCTCTTTGACTGCCAGATCTCGCTTGATACGTTCGCGATTTTCTTCGATGATCTGCTGCACATGCGCAGCGCGTTCCTCTTCTTCCTTTTTTAAACGTAATTCTAACTCTTTTTGTCGCTCTAAGGCTTCTTGCTGTCGTTTCAATGCTTCTTGACGCAATTCTTCTTTTTTGCGTTGCGCTTGTTCAACTTGGATTTTTCTCTGAATTTTTTCGTGTAATTCACATTCCTCGCAAAGCCCATTTGAATTAAGACGCAGGAAAAATCCGCGTTTACCACACTTTTTGCATTTGAGCATGAAGAACACATCCCCTCGAAAGTTAGAATTTTGCTCTTAGTTCTACGACTTTGCCTAAGATCGTGACCGGCAGCTCCATGATTTCTTCACTGGAGTAATACATGGGCTCGTAGGCTGCGTTAGACGGCACCAACGTAATCCCGTTTTGGTGACGCTTTAACTTCTTGATGGTCGCGCTGTCACCATTGACCAGGGCAACCACGATGTCGCCGCTGTCAGCAGTTTGTTGTTTGCGGACGATGACAACATCACCCTCGACAAAGCGAGGTTCCATGCTGTCGCCCTTGATACGCAAGGCGAAGAACTCACCACGGCGTGCAGTCTCTTCATCGATCTCTTCGTAGTCGATGATGTTCTCGACGGCCTCCATCGGATAACCGGCGCGGACTTCACCCAGAACGGGGATTTGTACGCCTTTTTTCTTTTCGGGCTTTGCAGGTGCATTCCCTAGTAAAGATTCAATGCTAACACCAAAATAAGAAGACAGGCGGTTGAGCGTCTCTAAATTAGGTTCGCTGGCTCCGGTCTCATATTTGGTATAAGTTGTGCGATCAATACCTAAAAAGGCGGCAAGCTCTTTTTGGGTTTTCTTGTCACGTAATCGTAATTCTTTTAGTCGGAGCATACTGTCACCTCAAATCCATTATATGTGAAATAATTTCACAATTCAATAAATGTGAAAAAACTTCACATACACACTTGACAGGTGAAGAATACGCACATATAATACAAGTGTAGAGTGAAGATACTTCACAGAAAGGAGGGCGACATGATACAGATCAGAGAATACCGAGAACGTTGTGGCTTTACACAGCAGCAACTTGCAGAAAAGATTCAAGAAAACCGTGCAACGATTGCAAAATGGGAAATTGGATGTGCATTTCCAAGGGCAGAAAAACTTCCAGCTCTGGCAGATGCGCTAAACTGTTCCATTGACGACCTGTTTGGGCGAGGGAAGGAGGAAGAATCGTGAGAGATACTTTAATTCGTGCGGTGGTCAGCGTTATTACTTCGTTACTGACAATGAAGTTTATGGGTGTGATTTAAGAGAGGAGTGATATTGGTGCTGACAGTGTTTTTTGCTATCACAACACTGATTTGTGCGATCAACTGGCTGCTTCGGTATATCAATACCGCAGTGCTGTTCTGGTATTTGCAGGAAAAGCAGATCCCGCTTCCGACTGATGAAGAAATGCGTCGGGGAAGCGACTTTGTGGTTCGGCATTTGATGCAGGATATTTTTCACAAGAAATTGTAATAAAGGAGGTATCAGCAATGTCTGAAACTTTGCGTGAGCTGATTGCGCTGGATCGGGACTATTTTGTCCCCGCGCAGGTGGCCGAAGTGCTGGGTATGGATGCCCAGGCCATCCGCATTCTGGGACGGCGCAGCCCTGAGCGGCTGCCGTTCCCGGTCATCGTGTCGGGCAGTCGGGTCAAGATTCCGAAGATCCCGTTTTTGAAGTACATGGGCGTAGACGTAAGCGCTCTTACAAGTTTAAGTGTACCGCAAAATGGAGGAGTGAGCCAGAATGAAAACGAGCCGTAACATCTACCAAACCGCGCGCGAGCGTGCCGGAATGACGCAGGAAGCGGCATCCGACCGGCTGTACATATCGACCGAGAGCCTGCGTATGTACGAGACCGGCCGCCGCCGTCCGTCGGACGAAATGGTGGTCATGATGGCTGAGCTGTACCGCGACCCGGCGCTGGCGTACCGGCACCTCAAGGCCAGCCCCGCCGGTCAAATTCTGCCCGAAGTGACCGAGCGGTCGCTCGAGCAATGCACCATGCGGCTGTTCCGGCTGCTGCGCAATTTCGCCCGGGAGGGCCGTGTGGAGACGCTGCTGGAGATCGCCGAGGATGGCATCATCGACGAACGCGAACGCCCGATCTATAACAGCATCATGGACGAGCTGCGCGAGATCGTCGCCGCGTCCCTGAGCCTGTCTCTGACCGGCGCAGGGCAAGAAAAAACGCCTCACCAGTTGAACCGGTAAGGCGTGTGAGCGTTTGGAATACACTCGATCTAAGCAAATCTAGTGTACTCCAAACGAAAGGAAAAGTCAACAAAAAGCCGCAAAATCAGCCGGGAAAGGTGTAAAAACATGACCGGCTGGTCGCGGCGTGCCTAAATGGAGGAGTACACAACATGAAAACTGTATGCAAAGTCGCCGCCATCGTGTGTATGGTGGCCATTTTTGGACAAGTCGGTCGGTGTGATGCCGGGGATATTGGGCTGCTGGCGTGCCTCGCGGGAATTGTCCTGTGGAGCATGCTCGGTGCACTATTCCTCGCGCTCACCGGCTGGCTGGAACATGTGAGGTGAGTGTGTGCAATACGCATTTGATATGGATTTAGCCCAGCAGTACGGCGTGCCCGAGGCCATTTTCGTGCATCGCCTGTACTGGTGGGTGCGGGACAATGCGGCCAACGGCAGAAACTACCGCGACGGCCGCTATTGGACGTATGACAGCCTGAATGCCCTGACCGAGATTTTCCCGTGCTGGTCGCGGCGACAGATTGAGGGCATCATCAACAGATGCCGGGAAAAGGGATTGATCCTGACCGCAGCTTACAGCCAGGACAAGCGAGATCGCACGACCTGGTACACGGTCACCGAGACCGTAATCCAGGCATACGAACCCATTCCGACCGTTTCCCCCAAACGGGGAAATGCATTTCACGAAATGGTGAAATGCAATACACCAAACGGTGACAATCATTTCACCGAACGGGGAAATGTATATAATGAGCAGTTAGAAGACCAGTTAGAAGACGAGAGAGAGGGCGCGCCCGCGCAGGAAGAACCGGCCAAACCGGAAGAGGACGGGCGCAAAGGCTATGGCGAGTTTGGCAATGTCCGACTGACCGACGACGAGATCGCACGTCTGACCGCTCGCTGGACACCGAATCAGGTTGCTGCCGAGATCGAGGCGCTGTCGGCCTATATGGCATCCAAGGGCAAGCGATACCGTAACCACTGTGCAACCCTGATCGGCTGGCTCAAGAAGGACTATCCGCCTGCGCAGCCCACCGGCCGCGTGCTGATTGACGAGGATTGAGACCATGGAAAACCAAGTTTCACAACGCATCTACGACGCGGCCATCGCTGTGATCGGCTCGGTGATGATCGACCCGAGCGTGTCGGGCGACGTGTTCGCAGCCCTTCGTCCGTCCGACTTCCTGGCCCCGACCTATCGCACGATCTTCGAGGCCGAGCAGCAGCTGTTCCTCGCGGGCAAGCCCATCGACCCGGTCGGGGTCAGCGCGATCATCGGCGACGAGTACCGACCGGTCATCATGGACGTCATGGAGCTGACGCCGACCGCGGCCAACTGCATGGAATACGTCCGTCTGCTCAAACAGGAGACTCGGCTGCACCGCCTGCGCATGCTCGGGGACAAGCTGGCAAACGCTGCAACACTGGACGAGGCCGCAAGCGTGCTTGAGCAGGCCGGTCAGTTGTCGGCGAGCAGCACGGGCATGACCGCGCTGTCCCTCCAGGACGGCTTTGCGCGGTTCTGTGAGCGACAGGCGCAGCCGGTCTCGTACATACATTTCGGATTTTCGGGGATTGACCAGCTGGTCTACGCCGAACTCGGCGATTATGTGCTGCTCGGTGCGCGTCCCTCGACCGGTAAAACCATGCTGGCCTTGCAGGTGGCTGCATACCTGTCCCAAACCTACCGCGTGGGCTTTTTCTCACTCGAAACCAAGGATGACAAGCTCATCGACCGCTCGATGGCGCACCTGTTCGGCATGAATTACGGCAAAATCAAGCGCCACGCGCTTGACGCGGCAGACTGGCACATGATCGCCGCGCAAAAGGGCAGGCTGTCCCAGTCCAACTTGGATATCATCCAGGCGACCGGGCGCACGGCTGAGGAAATCGCCTCGTTTGCCCGTTACAAGCGTTATGAAGTCGTGATCGTGGACTACATCCAGATCGTGCGCACCGCGCACAAGGGGTACAGCCGAGAGAACGACGTCGCGTCTATCTCGAACACTCTCGCGAACTTCGCCCGCGATCACAAGGTCATGGTGCTGGCGCTCGCGCAGCTGACCCGCGATCAGGAAGACCAGAAAAGCAAGACCGTCCGCGCACCCACGCTGGCGTCCTTCCGCGAGTCCGGTTCACTTGAGCAGGATGCAGATATCGCCATGCTCATGTACCTATCCGAACCCGACAACCGCGCATCCGACCGCGTGCTCAGGCTGGCAAAGAACAAAGAGGGTCAGGTCGGCAAGGTCATGCTGGCGTTTCACGGCGATAAGCAGACCTTTACCGAGCGCGTGATCGATGACGATACCTTCCGCCATGTGCCGGACAAGCCGCCCAAGGTGGGCAAGCCGAACACCTGGCAGGACGTGTCCCTGGACCAGATCCCGTTCCCAGAATTCCAGCAAGGAGGCAAGCATGCGCAAACCCAAAGAATGTAAAATCATCCAGCTGACCTTCAAGCCGACATCAGGCAGGGGAACGGTGACCGGGCGCGTCATCTGGTACGTCAAGAAGCGCCCCGGGCGCGGCTATGTGGTTGCCCAGTATCGTGTCCGGCTCAAAAACGGCAGCTGGTCGCAGCCTATCCGCGAGTGCTTCCCGGTCGTGAACGGTCAGATTTTGGATATTGTCGGTCGAAAAACCATCACAAAACCCGTCAAGAGAAGGAGAAAAGCGAAATGCAAGTCATCAGCATCGTAAACTTAAAGGGCGGCGTGGGCAAAACGACGACCGCCGTCAATATGGCCTATGAGCTGGCCGTCCACCATAACCGCCGGGTGCTGCTCATCGATGCCGACCACCAGGGCAACGCGAGCAAGTTTTACGGGGCGCGGGCATCGGTCGGCAGTCTGGCCGACCTGATCGAGGGACGCGCAGCGTGCTATGTCGATCTCACCCAGCCAACCAACTACCGTAACCTGGATGTGCTGCCGTCCGATATGAGCCTGCTGTCTGCCGACCTGTCGCTGGTCGCCGCAGGCGGCAGTGCACGCCGGTGCCTGTCCGATCTGCGCGACGCCATCATGGAGGACGGCAGCTATGACTGCATGGTCATCGACTGCCCACCGGCATTCACCGCGGCATCAGTCAGCGCGATTGCAGCGTCAACCGACATCGTTATCCCGATCAAGTTGGACTACTACGCCATCGACGGCATGCGTGAGCTGGTCAGCCAGCTGCGGCAGATCCAGACGATCACCGAGGTACATATCGCGGGCGCGCTGATTACCCAATGGCGCAACACCGATGTCATCCGGCAGGGGGAAACCTGGCTGCGCATGCATGAGCCGTGCCCGGTGTTTGACACCCACATCCGGCGCACCGATGTCGTGGACAAGTCCACCTACTGGCGCAAGCCGCTGGCCGAGTGCTCGCCCCGATCGGCGGCGACTGCCGACTATGCAGCCTTTGTCCGTGAGTTTTTGGGAGAGGAGGCGGCCGACCGTGGCACGCAAATTTGACCTTGCCGCGCTGATGGGCGATGTGTCCAATTTGGACACACCCGAGATCGTCACCCAGCAGATCCCGCTGTCACAGATCGAGGCGAATGACCGCAACTTTTACGAGGTCGAGGACGTGACAGAGCTTAAAGAGTCCATCGAGCTGATCGGACTCAAACAGCCGCTGGTCGTACTCGAGGTGGATGATACCCATTACCGGCTGATCGCCGGGCACCGACGGTATAAAGCCCTGACCGAATTGGGCCGTCAGAGCGCACCCTGCGTGGTGCAGCGCAATCTGACCGAGACGCAAGAGCAGCTGGCGCTGATCCTGACCAATTCGACCGCACGCGAACTGACCTATCTGGAAAAGGCCGAGCAGGCCGTGCGGCTCAAGCGACTGTTTATTAAGCGCCGCGAGGAGGGTGCAGAGCTGCCCGGGCGCATCCGGGACATGGTTGCTGAGGCCATGCAGGAGAGCGCGAGCAACATCGCACGCATGGAGGCCATTGACAAGCATCTGGTAGGTGAGTGGAAGCGAGCCCTCAAGAAAGGACACATCAATGCCTCGACCGCCTATGAGCTGTCCAAGCTGGACAAGGAGGCGCAAAAGAAGCTCAAAGAGGCACTGTCCGATTACACCGCGCCGACCGCCAAAGTCATCAAAACAGCGGGCGAGATCGTCCAGGACTACCCATTCGCCCCGCTGGTCTGTCCAGAATTGTCAAATAGCCCGTGCACCCGATACAAAGAGCGTGCCGCCATGGTCGCGGCTGGTACTTGCCCGGGCTGTTGTCACGAGTGTGACCACACCGAGGACTGTCCGGCATTGTGCGGCGTGTGCAAAAATCGGATTGCTGCCGAGCAGAGACGATCCGAATTTAAGGAGTCCGAGCGCCGCGCCGATGAAGCGTACCAACACTCAGCGTACCGGCAGGCGCAGCAGGCTATTATGAAATGGGTGCAGGATGAGCGTTTGGACGATGACCAGAGTTATACCGTGCGTACCCTGCGCAGCACTACCAACCTGAACCGTCGGACGTGGTTTCCGTCGCTGGATTCGCTGTTTGCGCTGGCGGACGCGCTGGGCATCACTTTTTCCGAACTGCTTGGCTTGACCCCGGAACTGCCGCCCTGTACGTCTGAGTGGCATAAATATCCGATAGACAAGCCGGACGACGGCGAGACCGTATTGTGCCGGTACGGTCACAAGGGCAATTTCCGGGTGCTGATCTATCAGGACGGGGCATTCGGTGAGCAACTGGGAAACGAATTTGTCTCCCTGCCGTTTGAGGTGAGTTATTGGACAAGAGCATATCCGGAGGCGTAGCCATGACATTGCAAGATTGCAGCAAGGATGAACTGATTCACTTTATCCAGACAGAATGCTTTGTGCCAGATAGTCGTCGCTTAGAGTTAAGGGTGTATCAATACCGCGAAGATCAGTATTTTAGACGCCTTATTGAAGCACGAGAACGCATCAGCAATTTATATATA